CCGTGGGTGACATCCTGGGAAACTTGTAGCCTAGCGGACGGAACTCCATGATTATAAATGCGTTCCGCAAGCCATGCTTTAGCCTGCCAGCTTTTCTCGCCCGCAAGCTGGATGTCACGCAATAGAGACAGTTCGTGCTTTTTGCGGGCTGTCTCGACTCTCTTGCCAAAATCTGGTTTACGCTGCGCCCAGGTACGAATCGTGGAAGGATTAACGCCCACGAGTGCGCCCGCTTTCTCTAAAGTAAATCCACTACCACAAGCTGCCACTATCTCATCGGCAATCTTATCAGAAAATATCTCGCGCCCGTTCTTAGCTTTTTCTATCGCGCTTGGAGCTGCGCCGTTTTCATCCATACCCTATCTTACTATAAAATAACTTAAAATAAAGTTTGACATGATGCCAAGCGTTGGCAATACTGCCACTTGTCGAGGGAGATCCGATAGGAACTCCCGAGGTAAAAATAAAAGAAAGGAAACACAATATGAAACGCAAGCTAGTAAAAGAAATAATTGATGAGGCGAAGGGAAATATCTCCGAAGCCATGAAAGAATTAACTTGGGCTTTTGACCGAGTAAATTCTGTCGTGTCAATGGATGGATACGAAAAAACTGGATATAGAAAGGAGCAGCCCCAACAAATGCTAAAAGAAATCACGAACGATTTCTCGCACGCGCTTTTTGAGGTTTCGTTCCTACACAACTTGCTCTCGCGTTTAGATGGTCAAATTAGATTGGATAATAGAGAGAGAAATAGCTAGGCGATCAGACCCCGAACACATTCGAAAGAGTGTGTTTCGGTCTGGCCGATAGGCTGGAACAAAAGAAACCAAAACGAAAGGAAACGACACACAATGATCACAGAAACAAAAAAACCAAGTCTCAAAAACCTAATCGACTCAACCAACATCCCAGCATCACTTGTTCGAGGAGTAGTCCGTCAGATGGGCGGTTGGGAATCCTTTAAGCAATCCGCCCACGACATCACGCGCCACGGAATTAGCGGGGGCTTTCATGGATTCATTTACCATACTGAAACGCTTCGCTTTGCTCATGCCCATAGAAAAGTGATTCTCGAAATGGCATCTCAGCAATCGAAAGAACTAGGGTTGGGATTGGTCGAAATGATTAAGTGCTTTAGATGTATGGATGGTGCAACTGAAGCCGAGATTGTAGAGGGTTTGGCTGGTAAAACCGACCAAGCCCAAGTCCCAAACGGCCTCGCTTGGTATGCGGGTGAAGAAGTAGCAAGGGCTTATTGTGATGCATTTGACCCTCAGTAAAGGAGGCAAAATGACATCCTACGCCGTCTACAATTCCATCGGGCAATTCCAGGCACGCTTTTTGACCTGGAGAAGCGCACTGCGTTGGGCAATCCGTGAAGGTATGGAATGGACCGCAGTAATAAGAAAGGAGGTTCAATCATGAACTGCCCACAAGTTTATGCGCTTGGTTTGCTCCACGGCTGCCTGCTGCTCGCGTTCGTGTGGTTGGTATGGCCTAAGAATAAAACAAAATAAGAAAGGAAACATATGACAAAAGAAGAGCAATTAAGAGAGGCACTTAAGTTCGTGCGTTCCGTAAGAAAGGCATTCATTCAATATGGGGATGAGGACTTGAATGATATTCCTGCGGGCGATGTTATTGATTGGGCAGATGATATTTTGAAGCAATCAAAGTAGTCCCGCCTTGTCTTCTCCTTTGGCACGGGAGAAGCAAAGGATGGATTAAACCGATAGGTTTACCCACTCCAAACGGCAGCGCAGTCATATTGATTGCGCGAATGAAAGAAAGAAAGAGGATATGATGAAAAGAAAAATAAAAGCGACATACTTGGCAGGACGGCGAGAAGATATGGGTAAGTATTACTACGGCGAAACTTGGACAGACGAAAACGGCGAACACTTCCGCGTTAAGTTTGGTAAGCGAATTAGAACGGATAGGCCGTGGACATTCGAGGAGGTGAGGTCGAAATGAGTCTGATTGAAATCACTGACAAGTTGATTGAATTGATTGACGATGCAGCCCGAAAGAATACTGGAACGGACAATCACCCGATTGATCGTAAACTGCTCAATCAATTAGAAGAGTGTGCCGATTTTGTGCAAAGCTTAATTCCGTAGCACCTCGCCAAGGGTTCAAACCCCAACAGCTTTCGCGCTTGCTAATAAACGGCAGCGCAGCCTATAAGGAGCATATAAAAATATGACAGAAGACGAAATTATTAAAGCCTACCTTTCGCGACTAGGTAAGAAGGGCGGGAGCGTCAAAGGATCTTGTAAGGCTCGCAAGCTTTCGCGGGAGCATTACGCCAAGGTTAGCAAGTCTCAGCGGGAGCGTTGGGATAAGTTTCGGCGGGAGCGTCAAACGGAAGCGCAGGCATCCAAGCGGTAGCGTGATAACCCTATAAGGGGTATGTAGAACAGCCCTATAAGGGGTATGTAAAACAGCCCTATAAGGGTGCCATAAACGGCAGTCTAGCGACCAATACGGCAACAGCAGGCTCGGTTGTCTAGCGGTTCAACCCTAAACTTGACGTTTAAACTCGATTCTTGGGGTTTTGTTTTAGTTCCGCATCTTTTACCATTTTGCCTATCCCGACCCCGTAGCGAGGCCGCTGGGTGGCAAGGAATCGATTTTAAGGCCTTTTTGCTTTTCATGTAACTACCAATTGCGGCAGCTCCAGTAGCGGGCGGAGGTCTTGGCTGGTGGCTTAGAGTCACACTGATGCCTAGCTCTAAAGCTACGCCTGCGGTCTGGATTACTCTTCTTGATGGTCATCTTGGGGTCGCCATAGCGGATGGTCTTACTTTCGCCACCTTGGCAAGCCCTAACCACAAACTTCTTTGGTCCTCCAGGCGTACGCCTAGGGCTATTGCAAGGCAGTTCTCTAGGATTCAAGGTCATCTACCTCATCGGTATCCCAAACGGCAGGGCAAGCATCGTGGAGCGACTGGAGTGCCTTCTGGTGGCTTTCAAAAAAGCCTGACAGCCTCTTGACCTGCTCTGTAAGGCTGTTCCACTGCACTTCAAAGACCTCATAGGAGCAGTTGGCGTTCATATCGTCTACCAATTGGCCTAGCAAACGTAACACGCCATGCAACTGTGCATTCTCACGTTGAAGCAGGGCAATGAACTTGTGCGCTACCTTCAACTGCTCTCTATCGTGATTCAAACCCGCCCTTCTTGGCTTTCATCATGCGCCACACTTTGGGGCTGATGGTGCTTTTGGATTTAGGACGGCTAGTGCCAGCCTTACGGCGGGCGTTGATGTTGGCGTATAGACCTGGCTTTGAGTTGTTCATTTGCTTAATATACCACGCCAATGGTTGTTTCCAAAGGCACTAGAAATCTAGCAATCTATCTAAACTGTCGGAACTCATCTTGTTTCGTGGATGCAATTGCTTTTCTAAAATCTTAGCCATCCCAGCGAGCAAAGTCCTAAGATCGCGCTTTGGCCAACCCTTTTGAAGGCCAGAATATCTGGCATACGAAAGCAGCCTCCAAACAGTTTTAGGCATAGTGGACTGGTATTCGGCCTGTAAGTCCGACTCTACAAAAATATACCCACCCATCCTCATTTTGCTTCCGTCTCCATATCCCCATAAACCTCGCAATCCCAAACCGCGCCTACCATGCTTCCATCAAACAGCCTTTCAACAGCCTCAACCCACCCACCAACTTGGCAATCCTCCTTGATTTTGGCCACTATTTCGGCTGGGACTAGCTCTATTTCCCTCTCCTCGTTATCTGTCAACGACTTATCAATTTCTGGGACAGCTGGGACAGGTTTTCGCAACCCTATTTCACCCACGGGTGTATTACATAACGTATCTTTATTAGATACTATAAACTTTTCAAGCAGTGCGCGTAGGTTATAAAAAGGTGTCCCAATTGTCCCAGAATCCGCTTTCTTATCCCTTTTGGGACATGAAAACGGCTTAATGGCGATATATGACTTTGGCTTGGAAACGACCCCATCTCCAACCAGCTTGGCTATCATGGCTCGATGCGCCCTATCCCCGCGATACTTGGCACACCCGAACCTGCCATCTTTGTATATGTATAGGTGTTCCTTTCGGTTGTCCTGCCCCAGCGCGGCACAAGCTGGACAGCCAGCCTTGATCCCGCCATCTGCCGCATTCTTCACATTATGCAACTTTGATATGTCTAGGCTCAAAACTCATCCCTCCTATGGCTTGCTCTGGATTGCCCTTGAACTGCCACATTCTTAAACCCTCTTGCATTCTTACCGCTTGGAGCCACAACCGAATGACTCTGGGTTGCGCCGTGTATGGCATACATCTGCTCATTGATGACCTTCTGGAGCCTAGCAAGCTCCATTGCAACCCACCTACGCTCCGCACAATACTCTCCGTATAGGGTGATAAGCTCCTCATTGGTTATCTCAAATCCCTTGGCCTTTGTTACCTTTTCCTTAATAAAGTTTGTGACACTGTCCGACTCCGCAAGCAGGCTGTTGACCTTCTGTATTTGCGGGCTGGCTAGGCGTATGTCTCCAGTCTCCCTTACATCCTTCAGCAACTCGCGGAACCCGCATAGGAACCAAGCCAATATCTCCGACCCTTCCTCCTCTACCAGCTTGTCCGCAAGCCTATCAACCTTCTTGGCTGGTGGTGGATTGGTAAACTCAAGCAGCAACAACCTCCTGCCCCAAGCCTCAACGTCACCTTCCAGCGCGACCTTGAGCCTTTCGTTGGACGTGATGAGGATATTGAATATGCCTTGCAGCACCACGCCATCATTTAGTCCTTTGCCCTCCGCCTCCATCGTGTCTCCTCCAGTCAGCCCCTTGATGACCTTGGCTCCAGGGGTTGACAAGAAGTTGCCAGGCACGTCCGTTCCAGAGAGCAGTGTCTTGGCTCGAAACCTATACAACTCAAACTGATTGTTGAGATGTCCAGTTCTGAGTGCGGCCATGTTGTGTTTGCCAACGATGTTTAGAACAATGTTGACCAGCGTTGACTTACCTCCACCAGCCTGCCCATACATCACCATGAATCTCTGGATGATGTTTCTTCCGAACAAACACATCCCGCCGTACTTCTGGAACATTACCGCATCATCTGGATCGCTGAATGTCGGACCAACCAGATCGGTCAAGAAGCGTTGTGGGATCTTATCAATGCCCTTGTACTCTATCGGCGATTGATTGCGCGAATAGAAGTCTGGGCTGAAGTCATGCTCGCGCAGCTCTCCGTCATCATCAAAAGTAATATAGCTATTGGCGCAATGCACGCCTGGAATACCCTTGTTTATGAACGCATCCTGCACCTCCACCATGCCCCGCAACTGGCGGGTAATGGATGTGAGCAGCCTCTCGCTCCTCATGTCTTGCGTTGATGGCTCGCCAATGTCCCTACCTACCTCCAGTATGGATGAGCTTATCTCCTGCTTGATCGTGTCCTCGCTCTTAATGCCCCACAGTCCTGTCTCTGGATCGTACATATAAAACTTCTTCTCGGATGGCTCCCACAGAATTTTGTTTTCGGTGTGATATTTCGCAGCCCAGAACGGCTCATTGATGCCAACCAATGTTTGCGCCTCAGTTTCCGTATTGGTTCGGTACTTGAACGGCGCACCCCAAGCCTCCTCTAGCTCCTTGCATTTCTTTTTATGCTCATCATCCTTCCACGGCCTATTGGTATCCTCTGGCCAATTGATTTCGCTAAACTCAATCTCGACTGGAGCTGCCCCTCTAACTGGATATGTGTACTGGCATCCGCTTGGATGCGTTCCGTAAACTATTGTTTGACCGCCATTACTTCTCCACTCGCCCCAATCCTCAGTGCCAGCCTTGATCTTAAATAGGTCTGGATACTCGCCCTTGATCCGCACCCAGAAGTTGCGACCTCTGGCTCCCTTGGTTTGGAATGTTGCGGCCAGCTTTGGATTAGCCTTCTCAAACTCTTCCGCCCTTGCGTCACTATCCACATCAATGCTGCACAGATGGGATGATGCCTTGCCCATCAGCACGCCTATGTTTGATGCCAGCAACTTCTGGATATACTCGGTGCGGAGGGTTTCCTCGTACGCAATGTTTTGCCACCCAACCTGCACTGGACCCTTCATTCCTTTCGGAACAAGTAGGAATACTGGTTTGCCCAAACGACAGCGTAAGGCTGTCAACATTTCTTCATTCATATCACGATTTACCTTTCTGCTTATTTGTTTTGTATCACGATGTTCAACCACTGCAAGTGGTATCTGCTTTTACTTATTAAAATTTATGCCCCTTTGTTTCAAGTGGTAATCGTGATTACCAGCCGCAAGATCTCCTTGCGTACCATTCGGGACATTGTATTCATAGAAATTCAAACTGGCTCTGATTCAAGGGGTAGACACACTGAGGAAACGCCCGATGCAAGATCTCCTTGCATACCACAACGCCAGTTAGTTATTTGTTCTTCAATGCCTCCAATACCTTGTCAACCTTCTCAGCGGAAGTCGAAGGTAAGACAGTGTGTTTGCATCTATAACATCTGCGCAGATCAAGGTTCTTGATGGTTGTACCGCCTATGTGATAGTCCTCGACTATATCAATATATTTCCCCTTCCAACACTCAACGCACAAACCTTCTGGTGGCATCATACCGTGATCTAGCGCGAACTCCTCACCACACTTCATCATTAACTCTGACATATCAGAAGGACCATCCTCCAGCCACCAATCATCCTTGGTGACGCAGATGGTGTAGGTTTCCTCGCCGTAATAAAACTTATGCTTTGTTCCTTCAGTGTCTTTCATTTGTTTTTTATAACTCAATCGCCTTTTGCGATGCAAGCACAATATCCTGCGCTGTTATATTCCGCAGAGCATTGCACCAGTATTGTGTCTTCGGGGTGCGATTGCTCGCATCCTTACACTTAGCCTGTGGCAACCCAGCGTGCGGACGGCAAGGTGCGTGTGGGCAGGTATCGGGTTTGAATACCGATACGTTCTTACTATAATAAGTCATTCTGTCTTCTGGGGAATACGAACCCCACAACGACACACACGGCGTATCCAACCCAGCAGCCATGTGATTGACTGAGCTATCTGGCGCAACAACGAAGTCAGCCCCGCTAATAATCGGGAACAGCGAGCGCACAGCCTTGGTGCAGTTGAATAGGTCAATCACTCGCGGATGATCCACCTTAAAGTTGTTTGAGTTGTCCAGCCCGATAATCACAGCGTGATGTTTGGGGTAGGCTTCTAGCAACGCCAGCACCGCTTCCTGCCCCATCGTTGGCTGGTAGGTGCGGGTCGGACCACTGGAAGAAACGTGGTAAGCAAAGAACGGACTAGGCAACGGCCACTTACCCATCGCCTTTAGCTCTTCGTGGTCTGGCTCGATTAGATGTAGAACTGGCTTACAATACTTAGCCATCGTCTTCTCATCCCAAACACCCATCCACTCGTAGATCCGCTGGTAACAGTTGCCAGGACCAGTGCCTAGCTTGGTGTTGCCAACCTGCCCGCTGAACAGATCGTCAGTAGGTAGGTGCGCGTCAAAAGAATCCCAAGCCTCCAGCGATGCAGGCAACGGCCACAGCTTTGCGCCCAGCCCAGCGTAGAGAGGTAGGTTGCGAGCAGGAGCGTAAACCTCCACAACCCCACCCGACTCTTGCACCAAGTAGTTGACGAACGCAGTAGCGATGATCGCATCACCAATTGCACCAGCGCGGTAAACGGCTGTTGCCCCACCAGCAGCGCGCCCTTTGTAGTAAGGCTTAATCTTGTGTGGGCAAGGGATTGAATCGTCCCAGGTTGGTCCAGTTAGCTCATCGGGCAGCACATAGGTAGTGCGCGGGTAGAGCATATTGTCATCGACTTTGTGAATTGCGTTAGTGTTATTTGTCCATAGTTTCATTTGTTATCCTCCATTATTTTGTTGATACATCTGATGATTTCTGACGCGACTTGCGGGACGATGGCGTTTCCAAGTCCTTTAATTCGTTCAGCTCTGTATGGTTTTGTGGGTACCCCATCATAAACTCCAAAAGATTCGGACATAATCTTTTTCCCGTTAACTTTGCATATTGTTCCGCAAGATTCCCATTCGGATGAACATCGTATCTTTTTGCCAAACTCCTCGCCGAAAATGATGCCCTCTTGCTCCCGTCCGACGCTGACGGGGTAAGCCACAATCCACACCCTTTTCCTGAGATGTGGTGCGCCAAACATAGCGGCTGGAACAACTTGCCATTCCGCATCGTACCCGATGTCGGCAAGCGATTGTAAAACGATGTCGAGTCCTTGGTTCGTGAGTGCCTGGACGTTTTCTGCGACCACGAACTTGGGCCTTGCCTCCTTGATAATCCTTTGCATTTCAAACCAGAGTCCGCTTCTTTGGCCATCAATTCCGTTCGACTCAAACTTTCCTTGGGTTGTCCAAGACTTTGCGTAGCTGATGTCTTGGCATGGAAACCCACCTGTGAGAAGAGTGACTCCTGCGTATAGCTCGCCTCGTACTTCGCGGATGTCTTTGTGGCACGGGACTTCGGGCCAATGCTTTTTGAGGACTGCTTGTGCGTAGGGTTCG